CCTCGCATTTTCCCCGGAGGTAGGTTTGGGCACACCGAATCCAGGTTTCGGATAAGACAGGACGACCTGTGTCGTTGGGGTCTTCTTGCGTTCGTTCCTTTCTACCCAACGAGGGGTACGCAAGTCGTCCTGTCCTACCTGAAACCCGGATTCGGAAACAGCAAAGGAACCCGGAATAGGAGAGAACTCCGTGGCAAGGGCCAAGAAGTCACCCAGAGGACGGGCCGCCACTCCGGAGCAGCAGGAGAATCAACTCATTTCGCTCGCAGTCCAGCGAGCCGAGGAGATGCTACTGGACGGCACGGCTCCTCCTTCCATCATTACGCACTACCTCAAGCTCGCCACGAGCCGAGAGCGGTTGGAGCAGGAGCGAATCAAGGCCGAGAACGACATGCTCAAGGCCAAAGCCGACGCTCTGGCGGCCTCAGCACGAGGGGAGGAGGCCTACAAGGAGGTTCTCGAGGCATTCAAGTCCTACGCCGGAGGAGGTGTGGGTCTTGAGTCGGATTCGGACCTTCAGTGAACTCTCTCGCATCGATTCCTTCGAGGACCGGTACGAGTACCTACGTCTCAACCAGGATCCAGGAGACCAGACCTTCGGTTTCGAACGGTATCTGAACCAAACCTTCTATCATTCGACCGAATGGCGTCAAGCAAGACAGAAGGTTATCCTCAGAGACGACGCATGCGACCTCGGGGTCCCGGGTCACGACATCTACGGTAAGATTCTTGTTCATCACATGAACCCGATTCGGCCCGAGGACCTCGAGGGGGAGTTTAATCCCGATATCCTTGACCCCGAGTACCTGATCTGCGTGCGACACGACACACACAACGCGATTCACTTCGGCGATGCGAGCCTGTTACCCAAGCCTCTAGTCGAGAGAACGCCGAACGACACGATACCCTGGAGGTGACCTTGGCCGATTCGATATTGAACGACATCAAGAAGGCTCTCGGTATCACCGAGGACTACACGGCCTTCGATCAAGAGATCATTCTTCACACAAACACGGCGCTTATGTTCGCGGAGCAGATCGGTCTGCCCTCGTTCAAGATCACCGGAAAGACAGAGACCTGGGATCAGTACCTCAGCGGTGTCGCGAAGAACGTTGAGGCCGTCAAGACGTACCTGTACCTGCAAGTGCGGCTCGTATTCGACCCGCCTGCTAACTCTTTCGTCGTAACGGCGATCGAGAAGCAGCTTCAGGAGTACGCCTGGCGTATCAACCTGCAGAAGGAGACTCCATGAGCGACCAACTCATGCACTACGGGGTCAAAGGGATGCGCAAGGGCGCTCGGAAGAGTCGTGAGCAGCGGAATGCCGAGCGCCGTGCCAAGTATGAGGCCAAGCTCAAGGCTAAGTATGGCGATTACGATATTGCCGCAATCGAAGACCATATCAAGAAGCGCAAGGCGCTCGCTCAGAAGGTCAAGAACTTTCGTCTCGCTAATCAGCGCAATCGTCAGCTCACCGCTACCGAGCGTCGAGAGAAGTATTACAACGAACTCGACACCGGCCAGCTGGGCAAGACCTACGCAACCGATGCAACTCTCGCCGAAGCCGCTCGTAGGTACTACAAGAAGGGGCATAACAAGCGAATGAGTCATTCGGAGCTGATGCATTACGGCATCAAGGGGATGCGCTGGGGAATCCGCAAGTCTCACATCAAGGGTGCGAAGAGGTGGACTTCCAAAAAGCAGGCCAAAATAGATGGTATGTCCGATGATCAGCTCAGACGGGTCAACAACCGCCTCCGGTTAGAGAAGGAGTACCGTCAGCTGACCCAGACTCGGATGGAGCGCTACCGCGCCAAGGCGGGGAAGTTGGTCGAAGAGGCCGCAGCCAATACCTTGCAGAACGCGCTTCAGAAGAATCTAAAGAAGGCAGCTAGCCTAGGCGGATCCGCTGCCATCAAGGGCGCCAAACGGTTCAAGTAATAGGACTACGACATGACAGACACACTGTTCTTCATTGACGAGGACGAGGTCCTCGCTCACCATGGCGTCAAAGGCATGAAGTGGGGCGTTCGCAAGCAGCGAGCAGCTTCCGGAGGCGCCGGATCAACCAAGAAGCGCAAGGGGCTCTCTCGCAAGCAGAAGGCCGCTATCGCTGGCGTTCTCGGTACTGCGGCCGCCGCTGGTGCTGGCTACTACCTGCACAAGTCTGGCAAGGGTAAGAAGATCGCTGCTCTGGCTAAGAAGGCTGGTGCCTCCGCTAAGAGCGCTGCTCAGGGAAAGGGGCGCAATCTCGGAGCTCAGGCTAGAGTCAAGAAGGCCCAGGCCAAGCGGTTCGCTAAGGCTCAGTCTGCCAACGCCAAGGGCGCAGCTGAGAAGCTGAAGACCGCCAAGGCCGGCAAGTACGCTGAGGCCACTCGTCTCGCCGCAAACGCAGCCGCCTTCAAGACTGGTAACGCAGTCAAAGGAGCCGGCTATAAGGCCAAGAACCAGGCTTGGAAGGTTGGTAATAAGGCACGCAAGGCAGCTGAGGGCGGCGTCGGCGGTGTGAAGTCCGCTGCTGGTATGGCTGCGCGCTCAGCTAAGTCCGCCGCAGGAGCAGCCAAATCCAAGATTGGTAAGAAGGCTCCCGGCAAGGCGCTTTCGACTCATGTTGTCCAGCCAGGTAAGGGCGTCGGATACAGGAAGCTCGCTACCAGTGGAACCAAGGTTGTTCGCGGGAAGGGCGACGCGGCTAAGAAACTAGCTAAGATTGCTGCCGCCGGAGTGGGCGTTCAAGCTGCTGGGAACATTGCCGGAGCGACCGGAGCTCGGGCTCTCAACAAGAAGCTCAACGGCGGCAAGAAGAGCGGAACCACAAAGAAGCGCCGCCACTGACCATGTTGTCCAATACCGCTACCCCGCGATATTACGCTGAGTTCAGAGACGATGTCCTCGCCGGTCGGATTCCGATCTGCAAGGAGATCGAGATGGAGATGAACCGGATAGATGATCGGATTCGCAATCCCGGCTTTTATTACGATAGCGACGCTGTGGAGGGGTTCATCCGCTTCGCGGAAGCGGAGATGACTCTAACCGACGGATCCGATCTCCGACTCCTCCCGAGCTTCAAGCTCTGGGCTGAGCAGATCTTCGGATGGTGGATCTTCACCGAGCGATCAGTCTACGTCCCTAACAAGACGACGGCTGGCGGGCATTTCGAGAAACGCCGGGTGAAGCAGCGCCTCATCAACAAGCAATACATCATCGTCGCTCGAGGCGGGGCGAAGTCTCTGTATGAAACCCTTCTCCAAGCCTACTTCCTCACGATCGACACGTCGACCACCCACCAGGTGACGACTGCGCCTACGATGAAGCAGGCTGAGGAGGTCATGCAGCCCTTTCGCACCGCCATCACAAGGGCCAAGGGCCCCCTGTTCGATTTCATGACGCAGGGGTCTCTCCAGAACACGACCGGCAACCGCGCGCTCAGGCAGAAGCTCGTCCCCACCAAGAAGGGGATCGAGAACTTCATGACCAACAGCCTGCTCGAGGTTCGACCCATGTCGATCGATAAGCTCCAGGGCCTCCGCACCAAGATGAATACGGTGGACGAGTGGCTCTCGGGCGATATTCGTGAAGACGTGGTTGGCGCCATCGAGCAGGGCGCGTCCAAGGTCGATGACTGGCTTATCCTGGCAGTGTCCTCGGAGGGTACCGTCAGGAACTCGGCCGGCGACAACATGAAGATGGAGCTCCTCAACATTCTTCGGGGGGAGTACTCGGATCCCCACACGTCCATCTTCTACTACAGGCTCGATGACCTCAAGGAGGTCGGGGATCCGTCGACCTGGCTGAAGGCTCAGCCTAACCTTGGGGCTACTGTCTCCTACGAGACATATCAGCGTGACGTCGAACGGGCGGAGCACGTGCCTGCGGCTAGGAACGACATCCTGGCCAAGAGGTTCGGCATTCCCATGGAGGGGTACACATACTTCTTCACCTACGAAGAGACCCTGCGGCACAACCGGCAGGACTTCTGGGGTATGCCTTGCTCCATCGGCGTCGACCTATCGCAAGGCGATGACTTCACCGCCTTCACATTCTTGTTCCCCCTCAGCCGGGGCAGGTTTGGCGTCAAGACGCGCTGCTACATTTCCGAGCGCACTATGTTGCGCCTTCCGGGAGCCACTCGTCAGAAGTACGAGGAATTCCTACAAGAGGGCTCGCTCATGGTGCTCGAGGGTACGGTTCTTGACATGATGAACGTCTACGAAGACCTCGAGGCGTTCATCGCAGACTGCGAGTACGACGTGCGCTGCCTGGGCTTCGACCCGTACAACGCCAAAGAGTTCGTGACTCGATGGGAGAACGAGAACGGACCGTTCGGCATCGAGAAGGTAATCCAGGGAGCCCGGACCGAGTCTGTGCCCCTTGGTGAGATCAAGGACATGGCAGAGGATCGCAAGCTCCTCTTCGACCAATCCATGATGACCTTCACGATGGGGAACGCCATCACCCTGGAGGACACCAACGGGAACCGCAAGCTCCTGAAGGCCCGACGGGAGAACAAGATCGACTCGGTTGCCGCCCTAATGGACGCCTGGGTCGCTTACAAACTCAACAAGGACATGTTCGACTAGGAGGTGAAGGACATAGGACTGCGAGATAGACTACAGCACGCCTACAACGCCTTCACTGGCAGGGACGTCGACCGATCGAACCTCGGTCCTTCCTATAGCGTACGGGCCGACCGGCTCGCGCTCGGATGGACGGCCGACAAGTCGATCATCTCGTCGCTGTTCAACATGATCGCCATCGACGTGTCCGCCACGCCGATCCGACATGTCGACACAGCTCAAAATGGAACGTTTGTTGGCGTTAGGCGGTCAGCCCTGAATGACTGCCTGATGCTGGAGCCCAACATCGACCAGAGCGGCCGGGCCTTCATCCAGGATGCTGTGCTGTCCCTGTTCGATGAGGGCGTCATTGCGATCGTTCCGGTCGAGTCCGACCTGGACCCGAGGACCAACAACAGCTTCGACATCAAACAACTGCGAGTCGGGCGAATCACGCAGTGGTTCCCCGAGCAGGTCGAGGTTGAGGTCTACAACCAGGCTCGCTCTACCAAGGAGCGGGTAATCCTGCCGAAGCGCACTGTCGCCATCATCGAGAATCCTCTCTATGAGGTGATGAACAAGCCGAACTCGACCCTCAAGCGACTGAGCCGCAAGCTCTCCATGCTGGATCTGGCCGACGAGAAGACGTACACCGGAAAGCTGGACATCATCATCCAGCTCCCCTACGTCGTCAAGACCGAAGCCATGCGCCAGCGGGCGGAGAAGCGCATTCAGTCTATCGAGGACCAGCTAGGCAAGGGCGGTCATGGGATCGCCTACACCGACGGTTCCGAGAAGATCACTCAGCTGAACCGCCCGGCGGAGAACAACCTGCTTGATCAGATCAAGTTCCTCACCGCCGAGCTCATGAGTCGACTGGGTATCTCGGAGGACGTCTTCAAGGGCACTGCGACGGAGATCGTCTGGACGCACTATTGGAACCGGGCTGTGGAGCCCGTACTCTCGGCGCTCGCCGACGGGATGAGCAAGGCCTTCCTCACGAAGACCGCGCGCACCCAGGGTCAGGCTGTACAGTACATCCGTGATCCGTTCAAGAACGTTCCTCCGAGCCAGATCGTCACGTCTCTGGACACCATGCTTAGGGACCAGGTCATCACGCCGAACGAGGCGCGTACGAGGATCGGTCTTCCACCATCCCCGAACGAGCAGGCGGATCAGTTGCAGAACCCGAACATCAACCCTCAGATGGGTGATACCTCCCTGGACGGCGAGGGGGATATTCCGGGCCCCGGTGGTCCTGATGTTCAGTCAGTGCTCAGCATGCCGATGAGCCAAGTCAGAGGAGAAGGATGAAGTTCGACTTCAGTGGCTGGGCCACTAAGAACGACCTGACCTGCTCCGACGGACGCACTATCAAGCATAATGCGTTCAAGGAGAATGACGGCCAGCGCGTGCCGCTTGTATGGCAGCATGGGCACAACGCCGTCGACAACGTTCTCGGGCATGCTTTGCTCGAGAATCGGGATGAGGGCGTTTACGCCTACTGCGCTTTCAACGACACTCCTGGCGCCGAGAACGCCAAGGAGCTCGTGAAGCACGGCGACGTCAAGGCTCTCTCGATCTACGCCAACCGCCTCGACCAGCGAGGGGCTGACGTTATTCATGGCAACATCGTCGAGGTTTCCATGGTCCTGTCCGGGGCCAACCCGGGCGCCTTGATCGACAACGTTGCTCTGGAGCACTCGGATGGTTCATGGACCGAGTCCGAGGACGAGGCCGTCATTTATTCCGGTCTCACGCTCTCGCACGATTCCGGAGAAACAACGGAGGACACAGAATCCATGGACGAAGACGAGGTTTACGACGAGGACGACCTCACGGTCGCCGATGTCCTCGAGACCCTCGACGATGACCAGCGTCTGGCTGTTGCAGCCCTTATCGAGGAGATCAGCGGTGACGTTGATGCCGAGGATGAGGGCTTCGACGAGGACGAAGAGTTCGATGAGGACTATGACGAAGACTACGATGAGGACGCCGAGCACGGCGACTCCGGGGGTGATACTCTGATGCATTCCAACATCTTCGAGGGCGACGCTCGTTCCGCTATGGGCCCGCACCTCTCTCACGCCGACGAGGAGCTTATCTTCGCCGAGGCCCGTAAGCCTGGCATGACGCTCCGCACCGCCGTCCTGGCTCACGCCGAGGACTACGGTATCAAGAACCCGGAGATGCTGTTCCCGGACGCCACCAACCTGGACCCGGAGCCCCAGCGCATCATGCGCGAGAACTCTTGGGTTTCCAAGGTTCTCCAGGGGGCCAAGCACTCGCCGTTCTCCCGCGTTAAGACCCAGTGGTCCAACCTGACCGCTGACGACCTGCGGGCCAAGGGTTACGTCAAGGCCAGTCGCAAGAAGGACGTCGTCTACGAGGTCGCCAACCGGAAGACCGAGCCGACGACTGTTTACAACAAGACGAGGATTGACCGTGACGATGTCCTCGACATCACCACGTTCAACGTCGTCGCATGGATGCAGCAGAATCTGCGCCTCGCCCTCGAGGAGGAGCTCGCTCGCGCCGTCCTGATTGGTGACGGCCGGGAGGTGTCCAACCCCGACAAGATCAAGGAGACCAACATCCGTCCTATCTGGAAGGATGACGAGCTGTTCTCCCACAAGGTTCTCGTCGGCAAGGACGCCAAGACCGAGGACGTCATCGACATCGTCCGTCGGTCCCGGAAGTACTACAAGGGCTCTGGTATGCCGGTCCTGTTCACCACGAACGAGTTCGTGTGTGACATGCTCGAGATCAAGGACATCAACAAGCGCTACATCTACGAGACCAAGCAGGCCGTTGCTAACGCCCTGAACGTCTCGGATGTCATCGAGGTTGAGGTCATGGAGGGCGCCCACCGCGAGGTCAGCGGCAAGCAGCAGAACCTGCTCGGCATCATCGTCAACATGCAGGACTACACCCTGGGTGCTGACAAGGGCGGCGAGACCTCCTTCTTCGAGCAGTTCGACATCGACTTCAACCAGCAGAAGTACCTGCTGGAGGCTCGTTGCTCGGGCTCTCTGACGAAGTACAAGTCCGCGATCGTCATCGAGAAGGCTATGGCCTGATTCGGTCAAAATGGCAAGATTCTTCGGAAGCATAGGTTACGGGCACGCCGTCGAGACATCGCCAGGAGTGTTCGAGGACAAGGTCACGGAGAGGGAGTACTACGGGGACGTGAACCGTTCCCAGAAGCAGTACGACAGCGAGCCGAAGGTTCTCCAGAATCTCCGGCTCAACAACGAGATCTCCATCTTGGCCGACTCTTACGCCGAGGAGAACTTCTTCGCCATCAAGTATGTGAGGTGGATGGGGGCGCGCTGGGTCGTCACAAACGTGGAGGTCCGTCGCCCCCGTCTCATCCTCAACCTCGGAGAGGTGTACAATGGTCCAACGCCTTGAGTTCCACCAGAAACTCGTCGAAGCGCTGGGCTCTAGGAACGTCTACTTCCAACCCCCGGAGTCCGTCCAGCTCACCTACCCGTGCATCGTGTACGAACGGAGTCGAGCCGACTCGAAGTTCGGGGACAACACCAACTGGATGTACACTCCGCGTTATTCGGTCACCCTCATCAGCAGGAATCCCGACGAACCGGTGCTAGATGTCCTGGCAGACATGCCTATGTCCACCTTCGAGAGGCACTTCGTCTCGCACAACCTTCATCACGACGTGTTCAACATCTACCAAGGAGTATAGATGGCAGCCCTCACATGGGACGAGACGGGCAAGAAGTTCTATGAGACTGGTGTGGACCGTGGGGTCCTCTTCCCCGTCAACCCCGCCACTGGCGCTTACAGCAAGGGCGTCGCCTGGTCGGGTCTCACCAACGTGACTGAGACCCCGTCTGGTGCGGAGCAGACCGACCTGTACGCAGACAACATCAAGTATCTTTCTCTGACCTCGGCGGAGACGTTCGAGGGCAAGATCGAGGCCTACACCTACCCGGACGAGTGGCTCCAGTGTGACGGCTCGGCTATCGTCGACAAGGTCGTCATCGGTCAGCAGGAGCGCTCCTCCTTCGGTCTGGCTTACTGCACCATCAAGGGCAACGACCAGCAGAAGAACAACTACGGCTACAAGCTGCACCTTCTGTATGGTCTGGCCGCCTCCCCCTCGGAGCGGTCCTACGGTACGATCAACGACTCCCCTGAGGCGATCACCTTCTCGTGGTCCTTCAAGGGCACCCCGGTGAACGTCACCGGCCACAAGCCGACCTGTGTCGTCACCCTCGACTCCAATGTCATCGGAAAGAACGGCATGACTGCTATCGAGAAGCTGATCTGGGGTGACGGCACTAACGACGCCAAGCTCCCGACCCCCGACGAGGTCATTGCCGCCGTCAAGGCCGCTGGCTGACAACTCCCACGGACCCCGTGATGCGCTCCGGGGTCCGTGGTGACTCCAGGGAGGAACGAATGCTGACGATTCACGTCGTCGGGGATGAGCTCTACGACGAGGATCGCAATGAGTTCATTAACGGTTTCGAGGGAGACCTCGAGCTTGAGCACAGTCTCGTCGCTCTGTCAAAATGGGAGTCCAAATGGCACATCCCGTACATCGGCAACGAGAAGCTCACTGAAGAGCAGGTCCTGGACTACATCAAATGTATGACTCTGAACGACGTCGACCCCGTCGTCTACTCGCACTTGTCCATGGACAACGTGAAACGGATCCGAGAGTACATCGAAGACTCGATGACGGCAACCAAATTCGTGGAGTCTGAGGGTTCGAGCCCTGCTCGTAACGTTATCACGTCAGAGCTGGTCTACTATTGGATGGTCGCTCTCCAGATTCCGTTCGAGTGCCAGCACTGGCACCTGCATCGACTTCTCACACTCATTCGAGTGTGTAATGTCAAGAACCAACCCGACAAGAAGATGTCGACCGCCGCCACGCTTCGACAGAATCAGGCTCTGAACGCGGCGAGACGGGCCAAGTACAAGTCAAGAGGTTAACATGCCTGGTGTAACTCCTCTTCTCCACGGTAAAGTTCGAGGAGAGTCCAGTCCGTTCAGCACAGTCTACATCTCCCCGACTAACGGAGTCACCGACGCCTCGATTACTCTGGGGGCGAACCCCGAGTTCGAGCTGGACGTCCCTTTCTACGAGGGGTCCAAGGCTCTGGTGCGGGTCGTCCGAAAAGATGGTTCCTCGGACCAGAAGATGATCGACCTCAAGGAATCCATGCCCGAGAAGGCTGTCTGGTTCAACAACAGGGCCGCCGCCGGATACGGGACGTTCGATACTGGTTGGATTAAGTGCCCCGACGACAACGCCTACGTCTACCGCATCATGGCAGGCATGGTCTATGTAAAGCGCAATAGTGACTGGCAGACTCAGGACCTTAACGGAACAAGAGACGTCAAGGTTGTCGATCTCCCCAAGGAGATCCAGGTTCGAAGTCGGGCAACGTTCGTTCTCCCTAAGGGCGACTACACAGACGACGGATCCATCATCGAGATCTGGCCCGGAGATGCAACAACGCCTCCGCGTGTTCGCGCGCAGCTCAAGGCCAACGGCGCTCGAATCGTACCCGTACTCTTCGCTCCGATCGAGAATTCTAATGGGTGAAGCTTTAGTCACTAATGATTTATTCTCGGATCCACTGTGGATTAGTGGTGGAAATCCCGATCGTCCACGAATAGTCATCACACTGATACCAATCGATTATGGGGTTCGCGATCTTGTGGCCGTGACACACACACTCGACGCGGCTCACGAAAATTCTACGGTCCGTGTCCCAGTAAAGGGTAACGGCTCGTCTTTCAAGATTGTCGTAGAGGGTCCGGGATTTCATGAAGAGTATTATCGATACCTGGCGGCTGGCGGTGAGTACTGCTACACTCGGTTGTTCGATTGTACCTACATTCAAGTTGATTCTTTGGTTGAGATGTATCGTGTCAACCGGTCAGTCATTAGTCGTTGCGTGATTCACTGAAAGGTCAAAATGACTGTATCTCAATACGCAGCATCCTGCGCCAGGTACTACGCCGACGTCGCAGATGTCGGTTACTCGCAGCCCGATCGCTGGACCTTTTACGATCGGTCCGACTGGGACGGCTGGCTCATCAATCCGCCCGCCAATGCCGACTGCTCGGCTCTCGTCGCAGGCTGCTACAACCTCGCGGCCCACCACGAGTGGGGCGAGCCCTTCGCTGCCGGCTACTTCCCTAGGTCAACCTGGACCGGGTCGCTGCGAGAGGAGTGTCTCCAGCGCAACTTCGCCGACATTTCGGATTCCTGGACCGGTAACGAGCCGGACGGCGGGTTCGAGATCGGCGACATCGTCTTGTCCGAGGCAGCCTCGGGTGGTAAAGGACACGTCGCCATCGTAACGGGTCTCAACCCCACGATTCTGTCCGAGGCATGGATCGCTGAGGACGGAAGTGACGATGGTTGGATGGGGGACCAGACTGAGCAAGAGGTCCGGTCCAAGGAGTACGACGAGCATCCCTATACTATGTCCGCATCCTGGACACACTGTCTTCGTCGACGTGACAACCACGGCTCTTCGGCACCCTCGCATGCCGAGTCATCTACGGGCACCTCCATTCAGCAGGCCGTTCTTCGCGCCGCTGATGCTGTCGGGTGTCCTTGGTGGGCTGCTCTCGGCTGCCTCAAGGTGGAGACTGGTGAAGAGGGTGCCAACATCTACGGCCACGACGCCGGGGGCGCCTGCTCGGGCTGGGGCGAGGTCACGGAGCACAACTTCAAGAACTACTTCTGGCCCATCGTATCTGAGTGGGGCACCTCGAACGGAGTCGGTCCGCTTCAGATCACCTACAACGGGTACTTCATCAACGATCCCGACCGAGCCTGGTGGGATCCGCAGAAGTCGGCTGAGGTCGGCTGCTCCATCCTCAAGGGTCTTATCGATGCTGAGGGTGATTCCTACGAGGACCTCCGCCGTGTGGGGTCCCGCTACAATTCCGGGACCATGTATGGGTCCTACGAAGCGTACGGCGTGCCTTTCTCCGACGCATGCCGCTACTGGTATAACAAAGGCCGTCCGTCTCAGGGCACGAGCGACGGCGGAGAGGAACTCGAAGTGTCATACGCAACGGATCTGCTTTCTGAGATCAAGGACCGTCTCGTTGAGGTCTCCGACCAGACTGGTGCCGGCATCGCCGGTCGTCGTTTCGACGGCCCCATCGTCGGCTGGCTGAAGGATGTCTCCTACAAGGAGGACCAGATCCTGAAGGCTCTCAACGAGATCAACACGAAGCTCGACGAGAAGAAGTGAGGTCGCCGTGCCTTACTGTCACGTCAAGGGAGACATTCCTCCGTTCGCCACGCTGACAGTCGATCCTGATGACGGACCCACCTATGTCGACACTGCCGGAGAGAACGGTAAGATCGACGGTATGGTGTGGTTCTTCCGAAGCACCAACGCTCGTCTCTTCCTGGACGACCAGGGCTGGCCCGCCACCAAGACGGTAACTCTGAGCGAGGACAACGTCGTCGACGTCACCATCAAGACTAACCGTCCTGCTGGTGGCGGAGGCGGGGGCAACGGGAATGTCTTGATCCTCGGCCGTGAAGAGCAGGTGCCGGCAGGCACTCCTCCGAACACGGTCATCGTACGAAAGGTCTGATCATGGCGTCTCCCATGAAGGGTATCGCGGTCTCCAAGAACCAGGACGAGAAACTCAGCGTTCCGTCAGCTGTTGGGGACTGGGCGCTGCTCGTAGTGGGTGGTCAGTTCGGCACCATGCAGGATTGCACGCCGGCTGGATGGACTGGGAAGTACGCCACCAGCGCCAAGCTTCGCTCTTGTACCGTGGCCGTCAAAATGGTTGCTAATCCTGCCGACACCCAGAACGTGGTGTGGAAGTCACCGGACCCGGCTCACAACGGACGACACGTTGCGGCCCTCATGGTGCTTGACGGGGCCAAGGTCAAGAGTCTGGTGCCCGGCACACCGGCAGAGAGTGCAGACAACTGGAAGAACGGACCATTTCCTCAACTCACAGGGTTCGTGCAGCACGATGTGGCTACCAATCCCGTAGCGACTTTCCCAGAAAACGTCGAGTCTGTAACCAATGGCTCCTGGGGCAAGGACACGAAGATGTCCTGGTCGTCGATCGTCGTCGGATACGCTCAGTCGCCGTACGTTCCTCCAAGCGAAACGGGCGTGTGCGCTCTCTTCGGCGTCGACGTCAGACTTCAAGAGCAGAATGACTCGCTCGATCCAACTCTCGCCGACGGATCCAAGATCGGTGTCAATGTGTGGGACGGTACTCGTGAGACTCCGACCGTCACGATGCGAGCAATTCCCGAGGGCGCCAAGACGATCTCGGAGCTCCTCACGATTCCGCATTTCATTGTGGGGCATCGTGGAGGATCTCAGTCCTGGCCCGAGCACACTGAGATCGGATACACTCAGGCGGTCGACTACCACGCTCACGCGTTGGAGTTCTCGGCCGCTCGGAGCAAGGATGGCGTCTGGTTTGGCTGCCACGATAAGAGTCTGTCGCGTCTCGTTCCGGCTCTGACCAAGAACGCTGACGAATACACCTGGGCCGAGATCAAGGCCGCAGCGTCGAAGACCCAGTACATGCCGGCGACGATCGATTGGCTGATGGACACGTACTCCAAGAGCCACGTCATCGTCTTCGATCCGAAGTATAAGCTGGGCGAGTGGGAGGCCGTTTGCGACATGTTCAAGGGCATGGAGCAGAAGGTCATACTCAAGTCGTACGGGGACTCCAAGTGGGCGTTCGACGGGATGCGAGCACGCGGGTTCAAGACCTGGGGGTATGCGTACGCCTCGGACACAGCCAAGGAATGGTATCCGAACTTCCTCGCGGGTAAGGTCTGCGATATTCTGTCCATGGAGTTCAATGCGCCACAGACCACATGGGATGCCCTGAAGGCTTCAGGTCTCCCGACAGTTGCGCATATTCCTGCTGACGCCGAGCAACTCAAGACCGGATGGTCTCGAGGAGCCATGGGTGCCATTGTGTCAGGTATCGCGGCCGCCTGTGAGAGGGCCGCATGAGTCCGGCATTTACGCTGGAGATGGATTCGAGGATGGACACGGGGAAGTGGCTCGAGAGACTCAAAGAGGGCCGCTTCTTCGATTTCCTCGATGACTGCGGACAGGCCGGTGTGGCTGCACTAGCTGCCGCTACTCCGGTCCGGTCCGGTTACACTGCATCCAGCTGGTCTTACGAGATCAAGCGGAGCAGAAATCGAGTCTCGCTGGTCTGGAACAACTCCCACGTGGAGCAGGGTGTCCCGATCGCAGTCGTATTGCAATACGGGCATGGCACCAGGACCGGTGGCTATGTCCAGGGCGTGGATTATATAAATCCGGCGCTCAGGCCTATATTTGACAGCATCGTCAAGCAGCTTGAAAGCGCGGTGAGAGGCTAGTGGCGTCAATCGAGGAGCGGGTAGTCGCTCTTAAGTTCAACAACGGTCAATTCATGAACGGGGTTCAGGACTCTCTCAACGGAGTCAAGAAGCTCGAGGAGGGATTGGCATTCCGGGGCGGCGTTGAAGGGATCAATCAGGTCTCCGCAGCCGCCAAGAACCTCAATTTCTCGGAGGCCCAGGCGGGTATCGCCGAGACCACGAGCAAATTCTCGGCTCTCCAGTCGATTGCGTTCGGCGCACTCGCCAGTATCGGTGGGAAGATCGCTGAAATCGGCTCCTCGATGCTCTCGAGCTTCACGGTTCAACCGCTTATTGACGGTATGAAGGAGTACGAGCTCCAGCTCAACTCCGTTCAGACCATTCTTGCCAACACTGCCCAGAAGGGCGAGACGATTCAGACCGTTAACGCGGCTCTGGACCAGCTGAACACTTACGCGGACCAAACCATCTACAACTTCGGCGAGATGACGTCCAACATCGGTAAGTTCACCGCTGCCGGTATTGGACTGGACGACTCAGTCGCGTCGATTAAGGGTCTGGCGAACTGGGCGGCCGTCGCTGGTGCCAACTCCGAGTCCACCTCGAGGGCTATGTATCAGCTTTCGCAGGCCATGGCTGCGGGAACAGTGAAGCTTCAGGACTGGATGTCCCTGGAGAACGCCGGCATCGCAACCAAGCAGTTCCAGGACCAGCTGATTCAGACAGCCAAGGTCCACGGCAAGAGCGTCGACGAAATGATCGCCAAGAACGGGTCATTCAGGCTCTCCCTCCAAGAGGGATGGCTGACCCAGGAGATCATGATGGAGACCCTGAAGCAGATGGCCGGCGAGTACACCGACGAGCAGCTTCTCTCCATGGGGTACACCGAAGAGCAGGTTGCTCAGATCCAGGAACTGGCCAAGACCGGTATGTCTGCGGCTCAGGACATCAAGACGTTCTCTCAGTTGATGGGTGTCATCGGTGAGGAGCTGGGTTCGTCCTGGGCTCAGTCGTTCCGAATCATCTTCGGTGACTTCGAGCAAGCCAAGGAACTGTGGACCAAGGTCGGTGCATTCCTCACGGGTCCGAGCGGCGTCATCACTCAGATGGGCAACGCCCGAAACGCCCTTCTCCAGGGTTGGGCTGACCTCGGTGGTAGGGAGAAGGTCCTCGAGGGCCTCGCTTCCTTGTTCCACGCAATGTGGGATCCGCTTCAGCGCATCGGCCAGGCGTTCTCGCAGGTCTTCAGCGGCCCGTCCGCCGAGGGTCTGTATGCGATGTCCGAGGCGTTCGCCAACTTCATGGCTAAGTTGGTCCCCAGCGAGGCCACCGTTGAGTCGATCGGTAACTACTTCGAGTCATTCTTCCGGATCGTCAAAATAGGTGTACTAGTCCTCACAGATTTCGCCAAGGTGATCGGATGGATCGCCGGCGGAGCGCTCAAGGGACTGGGTGCTATCATTTCCAACCTGACCGGGCACACCGCAGGATGGTCCTCGACACTCAGGGATCATATTGCGGCTGTTCAGGAGTGGTATGACAGCCTGAATGTCGCCGAGAACGTCATCAAGGCCATCACCTGGACGGGCGCCGGCTTGAAGCGTATCTGGAGCAACTTCTCCGAGGGGTTCCATGACGAGATCACGCCCAGTCTCAAGCGCCTCAAGGAGGCCTGGGACAACCTGTGGGAGGCTCTGAGGTCCGCGGGATCCGGAATCAAGGAAGCCATCGTCGGGCCCTTCCGGGAGCTCAAGGAGGGCGCCCAGGAGGTTGGTCAGTCGCTTGGCCTCGTAAGCGACTCCACTGATGAGGCCGGAGCAACCGCCGAGGAGAACGAGTCCAAGTTCACCAAGCTCAAGAACAAGATTGTCGACCTATTCGAGTCTGCCTTTAAGAAGTCCTATTTCTGGGGGCAGCACCTGGCCGACCATCTTATTCCGGCGATCGACAAGCTCACCAGCTTCATCATCTGGTTGACTGAGTGCATCAACAAGCAGGCCATCATCGTCAGCGACTGGTTGACCCCCAAGATGGAGCGACTGGCTGCACTCTACGATGAGGTGTCCACCAAGTTCAGCGAGTGGGCCGAGGCCATGCAGAACGGGCCCGATATTGCTTGGCTGTCATCCCTCGGCGGTATTCTTTCGTCGTTCGGAGCTGGTGTCTGGGGCGTCCTCAAGAATCTGGCAACTCTGAACTTCGACTTCGACACCCAACCGTTCAAGAAGGCGTTCAGCGACCTCAAGACGCTCATGGGTGAGTACGCCGAGTCTGTCAAGTACGGCTGGAACACCACCAAGGACTTCATCGCTAATCTTGAGCTCAAGGACAAGGCTACTTCTGGGTGGCATAACTTCGTCAAGCTTATCAAGGGCATCGGCAAGGTTCTGTCCACCGTTGGTCATTACGCCATCATCGCCGCCAAGGCGCTCATCGAGCCGTTCAAGGGCGCATTTGCTGAGCTCAAGAACATGGCCGACAACGGCGACTATGGGGGCATATTCGACGCCATCCTCAAGACTGGAGCGTTGGTCACATTCCTCGCAATAGCCCGGAATGTCATCAACACCTTCAAGGAGTGGGGCAAAGCCGGATCCAACTTCGCTGGAATTCTCGGCAGTGTCAAGGACGTCATCGACGGGTTCAAGGAATCCATGGAGGCTACGACCGCCAAGGTCAAGGCCACCACTGTCCTTATTCTCGCCGGAGCCGTTCTCGTTCTGGCCGCTGCGCTCTGGGTCGTCGCCCAGATCCCGGCCGGCAAGATTGTTGCTGCTGGCGCGGCTCTATATTTCATGTTCAACATGCTCAAGAAGGCGGAGGACGAGCTGTCCAGCGCCGGTGAAGGCAAGGACACGAAGGGGCTCGCTAAGCGAATGCTGTCGCTGGTCGTATTGGCCGGAGTCGCACTCCTACTGGGCAAGGCGCTGAACAACATCGGCACCATGGACTGGGATGATATCCTCAAGGGAACCCTTGGGCTCTTCGCAGTCATAAAGATGCTGATGATGGTGGCCGATACGACTACCAAGAAGAACAAGGATATCCTGGCGTTCGCTCTCACGGCGATTCCGCTGGGCATCGGTGTTATGCTCCTTGCCTATGCGGTCAAGCCGCTTGGTGAGATGAGTCTGTCGGACCTGACACAGGGTGTTCTGGCACTTGGTCTTATCATGAAGATGATGACCATGATGTCCCAGATGGGCACAGTCAAGATCAAGAAGGCCTCGGCATTCGCATTTCTTGCGCTGGCATTTACCATGCGACAAATTGCGAAAGTCCTAACCGAGATCGGTGAGTTGTCTTGGGGCGACACGATCAAGGGCATCATCGCTATGGATATTTGCCTGGCGTCCTTGACGTTCACTGTCGAAAGGCTCGGAAGTGACAAGCTCTCCGGCGGCAAGTCTCTTGTCGGGGCTCTAACGATCCTTGTCCTGGCGGCGACGCTTAAACTCATCGCCAGCGATATTGAGAGTTTCGCATCCATGCCATGGGGCGACTACCTCAAGGGTCTGGTCATGATGTCAGCGGCCCTGGCCGTTCTCGTTGGGATCAGCTCCATCGGCGGGGGAAGTCTCGCCGGTGCCGCGGGCCTCTTCGTGACTGTAGCAGCACTAGCTCTCCTGGCACCTGTCATGAAGATGCTGGGGGAGATGGACTGGGCCACCGCAGGCAAGGGTATTGCTATCATGGCCCTGGGGTTGGCCGCTCTTGTGGCTGTCGGATATGTTGCTGAGTTCGCTGCGGTTGGTCTCCTTGCTCTGGGCGGCGCCATCCTGATGATCGGTATGGGTGTCGGTCTGGCAACCGAGGGTATCGCCAAGCTGGTTGATGCTATCGCGAACCTGTCGACCTCGGGCGCCGATGGTGTCCAGACATTCCTCGCGGCCGTCGACGGCTTCATTGAGAGAATGCCTGCGATGGGTACGGCGCTCGGCGAGGGCTTCATCAACTTCATGCAGGTCCTCATCGACAATTCGGGCACTATCGTCGAGTACCTCAAGCTTATCCTGACGTCTGGCGCTCAGGCTATGATTGAGTCTATCCCGACGTTCGTTCAGCTCATGACCACGATCCTCCTGGCGATCATCCAGGTCATATACGACAACGCCCAGGCTCTGATCGACTGCGCCATATTCTTGATCCTGACCTTGTCACAGGCCCTCATTGATAACATGCCGCAGTTGGTCCAGAGAGGCTCTGATGTGCTCATATCCTTCTTGGATGGTCTGAGTCAGAAGATCCCCGAGATCGGCCAGAAGGCTACGGACTGTATCGTGGCATTCATCACCAGTCTCGGCGACGAGATGCCCCGCATCACTGATGCAGCGGCCAAGACCGTTATCAAGTTCATCAACGGGCTTGCTGACGCAATCGAGAACAACTCCGAAGCGATGGCTCAGGCGGGTGTTCGACTCATCAGTGCCATCACTAGGGGCATCGGCACCGGCATCAAGACTCTCGTATCTACGGGGGTCGCGCAGATGAAGAACGCTGGTATTCAGCTGGTCAACGGCCTCAAGAATGCGATCACCAGCAAGCTCTCCTCTATCGCCAGTGCGGTCACGAGCATGGGTAGCACCGTTGTTTCGAAGGTCAAAGCAGCATTCGGCATTCATTCTCCTTCGAGGGTGATGTACGAGATCGGTGATTTCCTGATGCAGGGTCTTGCGAACGGCATCACTGACAACACCGAGCAGGGTATCGCGGCGGCCACTACCATGGCCACTGATACCGTCGACGCGCTCTCCAAGGGCTTCGGTAACACGAAGGATATTTGGAACAACGCATTCGGAGAGAATGCCGACCCGACGATCAGGCCGGTTCTAGACCTCTCGCAGGTCGAGGAGCAAGCGGGTCGTCTCGACGAAATCCTCCCCAAGGAGGAGATCGCTGGCACTCTCACGACGACGGCGACTGCACAGCTTGCCGGGCGAGTCGTCACTAGCACTCCTGTGAAGTCGAATGACACCGCCGCCAGCGAGACGTACAACCAGGGCACAAGTCTCGTGTTCAACCAGTACAACAACTCGCCGAAGGCGCTGTCCGAGGCGGAGATCTACCGGCAGACTCGCAACCAGATCGAGCAGGTGAAGGGAGCCATGTACGAGCTATGATTGAGTCAATCGAGTTCATTACGTACCGGCAGCAACGCGTCGTTCTCCCCCTAAGGGATCCTTGGGGGAATGGCGTGGCTGTCAAATCTGTTGACGGCCTGTCGGCTACGAAGGCCTCGATCAACACGACTGAGCTGGCTCTTACGGATGTGGCTATATTCAACGGCGCGAGGGCGGGAATGAGGAACCTCAAGATCAAACTCGCGCCGTTGCCCCTCCCGGATATCGAGACCACCAGACAACGCATATACTCCTGGTTCCAGATCAAGCAGCTAATGACCGTGTACGTCAACACGGACAAGCGACGATTCAAGACCGAGGGGTATGTCGAGTCTGTGGAGGCGGACATATTCTCGAAGGAGGAGGAGATCAATATTTCTCTCCTGTGTCCGGATGCCTACTGGCATGACGCGGACAATCAGATCACCCAGAACCTTGAATGGTCCAGGGAGATCGGGTCTTTCGAGTTCGACTTCATGGACCAGCCATCTCCATCGCTGGAGTTCAGCAAGGACCGGGGTGTACTGTCTGCTACGATTGACTACAACGGTGACGTGGAGACCGGTTTCACCATGGTCTTCACATTTCGTCCAGGAGCTAAGCTCCCGATCATCGTGACCGAGACATTTTCTGGAGACCAGTTCAAGCTTACCGGTGCATTTCTTGATAGGACGTACTACAAGGTCGATCCCATCGTTGGCGGTGACATCGTCACGGTAAATTCCAGGGTGGGATTCAAATCAATCATTCGAGACAGGGGCGGCCGCAAGGACAAGTTCATAGCGGCACTGGATCGCAACTCAGACTGGCTCAAGCTGAGACCGGGCGTAAACGAGTTCCAAATCACCATGAATGATCCGACCCTCACGGACGTATATTTCTCGACCGACGTTCTCTATCAGGGGGTGTGACATGTACCTTGCTGTTTTTGATGAAGCTATGATTCTCCAGCATATCTGCGAGGACTACAAGTCCATTATCTGGACTGAGAGGTTCCACGGCTTCGGCGATTTTAAACTTACGGTTCCCGGAACCCTTGAGAACCTGAAGATCTATCAGCTTGATTACTACCTGTACACCAAAGGCACGAACAAGCTCATGATAATCGAGCAGGTCGAGCTCAACACGGAGTACAGCAAGCAGTCGATGCTGACGATCAGCGGACGCAGTCTTGAGTCCATATTGGATCGACGTGTTATGCACCCCTATCCGATGTGGGAAGGCACTCTTCTGTGCAAGCACGAGCGAACTCGCGGTAAGGTCAAAGACGTCATCAAGCACTATACCAACTTGCTGTTCAAGCAGCGAGACTCTCTTGATGCGTCGCATGAGCGCCACGTTCAAGGCTTCGGGTGGTACTCTGTCGACGAGCTACCCGAGGGAATTCGCAAGGGTCGACCTATTTCCTCCATGGATATCGGAAGCATCGAAGTTAGCGGCGATGGGTCCGTTCGACCAATGAATTACGCCAGGGACTGGACGAATCATCCAGATTACTCCAAGGACCCGTACTCAATGGAGGGCTCCTGGTACAAGATTGTTCAGAACCTAACCGATTTGACCATGTCCGGATGGGCGATCGAGTACGATGGGGAGGATCCGTATTATTGGTACGGGTATACCTACAACGGCGTAAACCGAACGTTCAATCAAGGTGAACGCCCGCCGGTAGTGTTCTCGCCAAAGTACGATAACCTATCTAAGGCGACATACTTCAAGTCGAAGGTGAGTACCAGAACCAAGATATTCTCCGGCGCCGTCAAATTCACGGTCCCTACGAATTTATTGTTCACCAGGGACGGTTATGAGCGGGAGTACCTAGATCAGAACACGGACTCCGCTATGCAGAACAACTCCGTTACGGTCGGCACCCGAGGGCTCGGGCTGCGAGAAGGATATTTTCAGTCACCATCGATCGAACACACTAACGGATACATGCAGGCCAGTGACGGCTATAAAGGCGTTGCTACCGTCGATCCAAGCTCCATTCATCGCCAGATCCATGAGCAGTGCAATACTGAGTTGTGGCGCCATATGCCAATCGAGATGTTCTCGGGTGAGGCGGCGCAGCAGTCCATGTACGTATACAACGAGGACTTCTTCCTGGGCGATTTCGTGCAGATCCAGAACGAGTTCGGGCAGCAGGACATCGCTCGAGTGACTGAGTACATCCGTACATCCTCGGACTCGGAGGGGGACGTCTTCTACCCGACGTTCGAATCCTTGTCCGATATTCAGAAGTCGAAACCGGGGTTGAACATCACATGACAGAGAAATCAGGATTCTTCGTTTCCATCAATGGGGACCGGAAGTACTCCGCTGACGACTTCGGCCGCATGTTCGACGGGGTCATCTCGGACGGCATCTTCCAGAACTGGGGCCGAGGATACCGGGTTAGCAAGGGCTCCGGGCGAGATATCGTCATCGAGTCCGGCCGCGCCTGGTTCAAGGGCCACTGGATCGAGAACGACTCGAACAAGGTCTACGTTCTCAATGAAGGCTCTACGGATGGTGATCGCTATGATGCCATATTCCTCAAGGTAGACAAGTCGCCCAACGTCCGAGCCGGTGGTATCCGTGTTGTGCAGGGCACAGTCGGCGCCGGCGTTCTTCAGCCTACCCAGAACGCCGATTATTTCGAAGCGCTAATCGCCTATGTCAGGGTCCCAAGGGGCGCCAAGGCGAACGATAGCTTCGAGATCACCGACTGCCGTGGGATGACTGGCGCTCAGTATGCCCAGTGGGCTGAGAGTGTCATGCAACCCAAGCAAATCACCCTGACCAACAAGGACGCCTTCCTGAACGCCTTCAACAACGACCCGAATCTCAAGCGAGTTATTACTCGTGGCAAAAACCTGGGCAGGACTCTCACTTCTGCTCAGAAAGCCGCCATTCGGAACGGGACATTCGACGGCATGTGGCTGGGTGACTACTGGCAGTACAACGATAATTCCTGCAAATGGATCATCGTCGACTTCGATCGGTGGCTGGACTACCCGAATGGCGAGAATCAGCACAGGATCACGGTCATGAGCGACCGTAACCTCGGAATCGACAATATTGGTACTGAGGGGTGGTGTCAGTACGGTTGGAACGGCTCCAAGATGCGACGGGACTACGCCAACGGCATGGTGCGTTTCTCCACGCTTACCCAGGTATTCGCCATGTCGGACTTCAGGACATTCCCGGTTCTCGAGCCGCATGAGTACGAGAATACTGGGAATCCCTGGGAGCGAACGGAGAAGAACTGGGAGTGGGAGTACCCGCAACTCACCATTCCATCTGAGTTCGAGATGTTCGGCTCATATCTTGTGCACAACCGCATCAACGGCGACACCCACACCATCGGTCCGATCTCCCGTCAGTTCTCGTATTTCCGTGTTGGCAACCCGGTGCCGACTCCCGGCGAGTCCTTCTGGCTCCGGGATCAGATTTCCAAGGACTACTTCGGCCTGTACTACGGCGACCAGCGTCGAATCACTTGGGCCAAGTGGACTGATAAGTATGGGGTTCGCCCAATCGTTTCTATCGGAGGCTAAATGTCTCATACTGTGGAGCTGGTGATCACCATATTCGGCTCCGTTCTCACCAGTACTGGTCTCTGGGCGTATCTACAGAAACGTGCGGAAAGGCATGACGCCAAGACGCAGCTGATGTTGGGTCTAGCGCACAACCAGATCGTGGCTATGGGAACCGCATATCTGTCCCGTGGTTATATCACCATCGATGAGTTTGAGGACTTGCAGAAGTATCTGTATCAGCCCTACCACACTTTCGGCGGAAACGGGACTGCCGAAAAGGTAATGGACGCCGTGAACCGGCTTCCGATCCATTTTCCTGACACCCGAAGAAAGGACAAGCGCTATGTCGCTGTCGAATCAGACCTACAACACTCTGAAGTGGATTGCTCAGATCCTGCTTCCGGCCCTCGCCACCCTGTATCTCGCCCTGGCGGGTTTGTGGGGTTTCCCTCACACTGAGGCGGTTGTGGGTACCATCACCGCTCTCGACACTTTCCTGGGCGCTCTGCTCGGTCTCGCGGCCAAGAACTACGAGCCCGAGGTTGACGGCGTGCTCCATGTGGACCACAAGAACCAGGAGGTCTACGCCGCTCTGGAGACCCCTGCCCAGGACATGACCAAGAAGGACACGGCCACTCTGAAGGTCTCCGAGGTCTGACGATCCGCGGGATCGACATGGTCTATAATGATACCCCTCATTTGAAAGGAATACCATGTCCGACAACAAGCCGAACACCAAGAAGGCCCTCGAAGAGGCTTACGCTTTCATCGACGGCATGGATCCCGACAGTGAAGCCTATCGCGAAGCTCTCCGCAGCATCAAGGAGCTTGAGCAGATTCAAGACGCAAAACACCGTCGTTTCTGCCCCAGCCCCGATGCTGTGGTGGGCGCCGCTGGCTCCATCCTCGGAATCCTCGCTATCGTGAAGGCTGAGCAGATCTTCCCCGTCGCCTCCAAGGCACTCGGATTCGTCGCCAAGATCCGCATCTGAGACACGAAAACCTAGGACCCCACAAGGGTTCTAGGTTTTTCCAAAAAGTTCTGTTTTTCGAAATCCAAAAATTCCCGGGTGGGAAAATTGGAACGCGGATTTTGCAAGTCCTATAACGAGACCCCTCACGAAAGGAATGCATCATGTCCAACATCTTCATCGCATTTGGTTTCATCTCCTTCATCATGTTTCTGTACACCGTCTACTCCCAGGCACAGCAGATCAAGGCGCTCAGGAAGACCGTCCGCCGCCAGCGGCACCTCCTTAAGTTTGCCTCAGATCAGCCCGCCCAGGAGACCGACAATGTAGAGAAGTATCTCGAAGAAGATTGGGCCGAGATCGAGAAGATCTTCCGACAGAACTCTACCAAGAAGTGACTCTCACGCCTAGAACCTGTTAAGGTTCTAGGTTTTCGCAGAATCAGCAGGGCATATAATGAGACCTATAGACCGAAAGGACCGATCATGCTGATCTCCCGCCTCGTCGAGAACCTTGTCAAGTCTGTCATCTACTGCGTTGGAATCTACGCCATCGTCAAGTGGGTGCTTTCCCGTTACAAGGTCTCGAAGAAGGACTTCTCCAGCATCATTGACCACGACTCTAGCCTCTAACGCCCATGCCCCCTAACAAGGGGCATAGGTTTT